CTAATATTGTACCAGTACCTTTTTTCTCTGACCCATTCGTTGGTCCATATTCTGATTTTAAATTTATTAATGCCATATTAAAATTCCCTTATTATTGTTGTAATTAAATTTTCTACTTTAGAATATTTTTGATGTGCAATTCTATTTACTGATTCATTTACAGGCGATAAAAAAGCTCCATGGGTCGATGGATTTGAAACAAAGTCAAAAGCAACTAATTCAAAATCTGGTTGGACCTCTAATGTTTGACTTCCTTCACGCATTACTTCTTTTACTGACCCCATACCTCTAGATGAAATACCTAATCTTATTCCTGATTTAAATAATTCTTTTAATATATTACCAGATGGAGTCCCTAATACTTCAACTCTACCTATTAAGTCATTTCCGGCCCAATTCATATCTAATATGTTATGTGACACATTATTTAAATTAACAACTGAAGAATCTGGATGATCTAATTCTCCTAATGCTCTTCTCTCTTTAATAAACGTTCCGGCATATTTTTTTGCTTCACGCATTAATAATTCTTTCGGATAAACACGTTCATTTTGATTTTTTGCATCTGCCCTTTGCAATACCCCAGAGACAATTAATTTACCATTATTTTCTGTTAATGATTCATTAATTTGTTGAGGTGAAATTTCAAATACTGTATAATCTACTAATAATTGTTTGCTCATTTTAGTCCTTGCATAAATAGTCCGGAGTTAATAAATTGCTGATGTTGATCCAAACGTTTTCTTTCGTCTGCATATAAGCGTGTCTGCCGTTCTAATGTTAAATCTTTATTTTCTTTAGCATTAATAAATTGTTTCCATGTTCTATTTGGGATCATTGTGATAATTCTTTAAGTCTATTTGCTATACGAACCATTCGTTCGTTAATTTTTGAAAATCTTTTTCCGGTGGACTTCCAAAAATGATTTGATTGGACTCCCATTTCTGTTTTCAATCTTAAATTGTTTGAAACAATTTTTTCCATTTCAGATAACATTTTATTAACTTCATTAATACCTCTGTTAACTTTTTGTGATGGAGTCGATGTAGGATCTTTTTTATAATCTCTATATGATACTTCATTAACAATACCATACATTTCAGACATCATTTTTTTGTAAGTAGATTTAGATTCCATTTTTTGTGTAGATGTCATTTTTTTAAATATACGATTTGTTTTTGGAACTTTTTTCATTCCACCTTGGTCTATGGTATCTTCATCTGCATCGCCAAATGCATATGGAGTTTGGTATCCAGGCACTGATGCCGTTGTACTCATTTCTTCTAACTCATCTTCATCCTTAACTGCTTTGGTAACAGCCTTTCTTCTTGCTTTAAGATATTTGTCAGAATCATCAACATCGCCATCATTATCTATATCATCATCTTCTTTTCCCACTGGATCTAAAGCTTCGAAATATTTTTCTATTTCATCTAATAATTTCATTATTGTTGCCTTTTTAATACATAAATTGCTTTTGCGTTAGAACTAACAACTTTTGTTGGAGATAATTCATATATAGTCCCTACTGATAAATGTGCTATATTTATTGATCCGCCTCCAGATAAAGTTATTGTTCCTGTTGCACTACTCTCTCCTACTATCACAGCGCCATGACCATAATTAGATCCAGTGAAATTAACTGTTGCATTATTTACTGTCGTTACTGATGTATATCGACCCGGATGTCCTAGTCTTTCAAAAACATTGTACTCACTTCCCGTTGCTGGTAATATGTATGGTCCACTCATGATTTACCTGTCTTTTTAATTTCATTAATAAGTTCATGATAACGAAGTATTGTTAATACATCTTTATCTTCTACAATATGTTTTTTGCTAAGATTACTTAATAATTTAGCAACCTCTTTAATTTTTATTCTAACAACCTTACTAGCTATTTGAGTAGTAGTTTTTAATAAATCTGTTTGTAATTTTTTTGTTTCTAATATAATATATTTTTTTAACTTTTCTGAATTAGTTACATTATTAATATATTCTCTTAAAACTTGTTTTTGTTTTAATGATAATTTAGAATACTTTTCATTAAATTTATCAATGATCATTTTTGATGCTAATATACGTATATCATTATTTTCTGAAACTAATGTAGTCTTAGCTGTTGGCTTAGGTTTTCTTTGTATATATTCCACTACCTGATATTTAGTTTCAATATAATCCTTAGGATCATCTGCTTGAGCATATTCAAATAATTTATAAACTGAAGCATGAATTTTATAATCATGTACTCGTGATTTGAAAAATTCTTCAATTACAAATTGAGATTTTATATTTTTTATTAAATTATATTTCTCACGTTTTAATTGAGATTCATTAATATTTTTTCTAGCTGTAATAACCGCATCTACAAATTCTATAGACTTTTCATTCATGTTGAATGTCTCTTCTTTTAGAGATCTATAAAGTTTTAATTCGTTTGTTAGTTCCGAATTTTTTGTAAAGTGTTTTTTGATAATATTTAATGCCGGGGAGTTCTTGTTAGACATAGTATCGCTTGCTACCTGTCTTACCAATAGTTCGAAAACTAATCCGGTATTTTTTACTTTCGAGTGTTTTAATCCATTCATTGAAGCATCCTAATAGTCTACATGTTTTAAATAAATATGTATTGATCCGTAATTCATATCATTATATTTCATTTAATTGATCTTCATCTAATAATGTACCATTATCATTATTATGATCAACTGTATTTAATGATTCGTTTAATATTGCATTTTTTGGTGTTTGTTGTAACTGATCTAGAGATGATATAAATGACTTGACCTCTAAACTTAAAGGATTTGTCTTTCTATATGTGTGTTGTAATGGATTTTTATCAGTTGCAAAAGTACTACTCATATCTTTAGCTCCTAATGGATCTCTTCCAGCAACCGCTGCATCTAAATTAGTTCCTGGCTTTTTCGGAGCGCCAGGTCCAGCAACATGTTCTTGTTTTTCGCCAGGCAATAATTCTCCTTTAGTAGCTACATGCATTGAAGCTATATCATGCGGTGTCCCAAAACTCATATTAGTCTTTTTAGGATCATTGCCTTCTGCTTTAATCTGTTCTTTTCTAAAGTCTGCCTTAATATCTTGTATAACTTGGTCTTGTTCTGCTTGCCATTCACTAGGACTCATATTAAAGATATTTTCATAAATATACTTTTCAGAAAATAATGTACTATCTTTCATATTTGTAGCTAAACCAATCTTATCATTAAATATTTCTACTTTTTGTTTTTCATAAACTATACTTGGACTAGTTAAGTTTAATGAAAAATCTATTAATTCTTCATTTTTAAATCCTTGAGAATATAAATGTACAATTGCAATTTTAGTAAGTTCTGATACAAATATTTTTTGTATTCTTTCTATGGTTCTTGCAAATCTAACATCTTCTGCTGCTAAAGTAGCTTTACCTTCTACTCCCTCATCATATCCTAAAAATGCTTTTGGTATTTTTAAAGCTGCCATTTGCTTGTTACGTAAATATTCGATATCTTCAATTTGTCCGTCATTAGATAGACCTGGCAATGATTCAATAGATGTTCCTGACTCTCCACCTCTTACTGGTAAATAATAATCTTCTAACATGTTTTCCATATTAAATTTAAGATTATATTCTCCGGTCTTTTCATCCATATATGGGATCTTTTTCATTTTATCAATGATAGTTCTCATATGAGTATCTACTTCAGCTGGTGGTATATTACCTACATCAATTTTAAAGATTCTTCTCTCGGGCGCTCTCATTATTCTATTAATAAGCATTGCATCCTCCATAAGAGTTAATTGTTTAAATATTTTTCTAGCAGGTTCAATCATTGATTTGCCATATGGTAAAAAATTTGTATCTGATAACAATCTAAAATGTGCAATTTCGTAATTATTAAATTCGGACGAATTTTGACGGCCGCCAGATGAATATGCCATATGAGATCCTTCTAATGTAAATTTATATGCATATGGATTTTGCTCATCATATCCTTCATCTCTACGTACTTCATATGATGATAACGGAGTAACATTAACTATACCAATATCATCTTCAATATCTAAATGTAAATAAAAATCACCATATTTACAAGCATTTCTAATCCATGGCCATAAATTATAATCTATATTAAGTATATCATTAAATAAATTTTTCAATACTTTTAAAATTTCATCATTTTGTGTTGATATAGTTAATGTGTCGCCTTCTGTATCTTTAACTGTACATTCATCTGCGTATATATCTAATGCCGATGCTAATATTGGATCCATATCCATTGCTTCGTAATCAGAAAATAATTCTAATTTAGATTGATGAAAGTTCATTGTTTGATTATAGCCGCCATATCCAGATTGTCCTCTTTGCAATCCTGAAAATCTATCTATATATGAATTTGAAACTGCACCATCGGATTGCAGTTTATTAGTATCAACTACTCGTAAACGATTCTTTGAAATTCGTCTTACTATTACGTTAGTTGAAAAGAGGCGACCTAATCGAGCTCTTAATGATGTATTTGCCATATCAATTTTTCTTTTTATATAAATATCTTGTTAATCTAAAAGCCAATTTAGATTTTCCTTATCCTTACCAGCTTGCATTTGCCATGATTTATTTTCATTACCAGTGCCGGTATACATTCCACTAGACTTACCTAAGTGGCCTATTGCCTTTCTAGATAGATCTATACCTTGTTGGTGTAATCTTAATGCAGTATCTCGTACCCATAATGCAATTCCAAATGCCATAATCAAATCATCATTATAGCCTCGTTGTGCTTCTGCTCTTTGCCCATTCCATATAAATACATACATTTCATCTGTTAAACGTTTACTTCGTATGATTGGAGATTTTTCTCTAAAGTATGTTTCTATTTTTGAAATAATTAATGGTCTAGTACGTGATGTTGTAGAAAATCCTGGGACTTTCTGTGATTTATTTTTTAAATCATAATTTTTAGCTAAATGGACATCTTCATCTATATATGCATCTTGTTTGTAAGAATAATATAAATTTTCATATCCTTTGTCGATCGCAACCTGTAATACTGCCCATCCTATATTCGCATTTTCAATTACTAGTAATGCATTGTTCCATTCTGTTGCAATTGTTACTAACATATTACCATATTCGGTAGTACCTAATTTTCCTTTGTATTCTGCTACTTGAGTCATTGATTCAATTTCTAATACATGAAATGCCGAATAATCTGCTCCATCTCCTCTAGCAACATCTGCTACAACCGTATATGCCTTTGTATAATTTGGATAATCCCATATCCAATAATTTCCATCAAAGCCTCTTTTTTCTTTTGGTTCTTGTATATATGTTTGCTCATACCATTGTATAATAGGCCCATCTACTACTGTATGGCCGGATGAGATAAAATCACAATCACATTCTTGTGCCGCGGCCTTTTCTCCTAATAATTGAGTTTGTTCATCTCTCCAAGCTTGATCACGTTCAGGATGTACTGTCCAATGTAATTTGATTGCATTAAATCTTCCACCAGACATAGCATCATTCCATGTTTTATGAAATAAATTTCCAGTACCATTAGGAGTAGATAACATTATAGCTCCTCCACCTGTTGCTAATGTTTGTTGTGCTGCGGTCCATATTTCATCTATACGATCTATAAATGCGGCTTCATCCATTACCAATAATGATAACGCTTCTGATCTACCTGCATCTCCTTTTGAAGATATTGCTTTAATTTGCGAACCATTTTTAAATCTTAATGAAAGTTTATTATCTTCTACACTTTTACCTTTTAACCAACTAGGCAAATTATCATGCATCACTCTTACTTTTGTTACTAAGTTTTTTGCAACATCTTGTTTAGTTGCAATAACTAATACGTTGTAATCTGATTTAAATAACATACACCATAGTGCATATCCGGCTGATAATGTTGATATACCTAATTGTCTAGATTTTAATATTATATTATATCTATGATCTTTTAGATCAGTTAATGCTTCTTCTTGAAATGGATATAAATTAAAAAACATCTTGCCTTTAGTAGGATGTTGTATAATACAATATTTACGCATGAAATGTACAGGGTCAACTGCACATCGCTTGTATTCTTCTTTTACTATTTCTTTTAGGGATTTCTGTGCCATTTAGTTAAATATATAAAAAATTATAACAAAATCAAAATAATTAAGGCAATAATTCCACCGCCTCCGACACCAAATAAATTTCGTTGTTTCTTGTAATGTTTTGTCTCATCTTTAGCAACAGCTATCTGACCATCTTTTAATTTCATTACTTCTGTAATAACATCCATTTCATTTTGAAAGTTTGATTCTTTTAGTTTATATGATGATATAATAGTATCTTTTATTGCTAACTGTTTTTCTAATGTTTTATGTATTTGACGTTCTATAACTATTTGTTCCTTT